TATGTTCTGTGATGCCGTGGCTATCAACGTTGCCACAAATAGTGTTCCCGTTCTAGTTTTAGACACAGAAATGGGCAAAGAAGATCATCTAAACAGAATCCTTGCTAGTATTAGCGGTGTGGATATCCAGAAGATTTCTACTGGTAAATTTTCTGAAAACGAAATTGAAAAAGAAAAGGTTCGCACCGCTTCTGAAAAGCTTAAAGATATACCATATCACTATATCAGTATTGCAGGTCAGTCATTTGAAAATATACTTTCTATTATGAGAAAGTGGATCTACCAACATGTTGGATTTGATGAAGAGGGCAGGACGAATGATTGTGTTATAATTTATGATTATCTTAAATTAATGAGTTCTGATGGCATCAATCCGTCCATGCAGGAATATCAGGTTCTTGGTTTTCAGATCACCAAACTCCATAACTTTATGGTTAAGTATGATGTGCCCTGTTTAAGCTTCGTGCAGCTAAATAGGGACGGTATAACAAAAGAGTCCACAGATGTCGTGTCTGGTTCTGACCGACTAATTTGGCTGTGTACAAGTTTTACAATTTTTAAATTAAAATCAGACGAGGAGAAAGCGGAAGATAATCCAGAAAACGGAAATAGAAAATTAGTGCCTGTTGTCGCTAGGCATGGAGAGGGCTTAGATGATGGCGATTATATAAGCATGAAAATGTTTGGCAAGATAGGCAGGCTTGAAGAAGGTATGACAAGAAATGAAATTCATAATAATGCTCGCTCTAGACAAGAAGGTTTTGAAATAGATGAAAGCTTTGACGCAGAATCAGATATCAGCAGCGTGTGACGCTCTTGCAGATTGTATTCCAGAAGTTTTAGATAGATTAGATATTGAGTATGTAGAATATCCTAACAGGTACTCTTTTCCATGTCCTGTTCACAATGGAGATAATCCAGAAGGTTGTAGCATTTTCACTGATGGTGAAGATGTAGTAGGCAACTGGAAGTGCTGGACGGGATCATGTGAAGAAGATTACGTGCAGAATATATTTGGATTTATTAGAGCTTGTCTATCTACAAAATCAGGAACAATAGCGTCTTTGAGTGACACTTATAAATTTTGTGAATCTATATCTCAGCCCAAAGAGGCGGCAGAAACAATAAGGCCAGCCAAAGAAGTAAAACTTATAGATGTTTTCTTGAAGCGTTCTTTTGTTTCTGAATCTGCTATTACAAGAGATCAAGTTAGATCAAAAATAGAAGTGCCTTCAAGATATTATTTAAATAGAGGATTCTCGGCAGAAACGTTAGATAGGTTTGATGTAGGGGACTGCGTAGATAAAAGCAAGCCAATGGTCAATCGTGCCGTTGTTCCTATCTATGATGGTCAAAATAATTATGTTGGATGTGTAGGTAGGGCTATCTACGACAACATGAAACCAAAGTGGCTACATAGTAAAGGGTTTAAAAAACACTACTTTTATGGGTTAAATGTTGCAAAAGACGCTATAATAAAAGATAAAACTGTATTTCTGCTAGAAGGTCAGGGAGACGTATGGAGAATGCATGAGGCCGGATTTACTAATTCTATAGGAATATTTGGATCATCTTTAACAGACGAACAGTTAGTGATTTTAGAAGAAATAGGAGTGATGAATATAATTATAATGACAGACTACGATGAAGCAGGTGAAAAAGCAGCAAAACAAATTGTAAAAAAATGCGGAAGAAGATTTAATTATTACAGGCCAACTCTTGACGCTAAAGATGTTGGAGACTTAGCCGTTCAAGAATTACAACAGCAATTAATTTCACAGTTATAAAGGTTTATTATGACAAAAATATTGGCATTTTCAGGAAGAAAACAATCCGGCAAAACAACATGCTCTAATTTTATTCATGGGTATCAGTTGAGAGCGTTTAGAGTTGTAGATAACTTTGCTATAACAGAGGACGGAAGGCTTCTTATAACAACAGATCCTTCTCCAGATTCTTATGGAGAACTCAACGTCCATAGAAAAGACGCTCAATTTGTAGATTGGGCCTCTTATAATATGTGGCCCTATATTAAAAGTTATTCTTTAGCAACTCCACTCAAGCTTATGGCTATCGAGCTTTTTGGCCTTAAAGAAGAACAGGTGTTTGGCTCAGAAATACAGAAAAATAAGAAAACTCATTTAAAATGGGAAGACATGCCCAAGGCGGATTCAAAACTTATGAAAAAAATCTTACCTGTAGACGCAAGAAAAGGTTGGGAGTGGAAAAAGGGTAAGATGACAGCTAGAGAGTTTTTGCAATTCTTTGGCACAGAAATATGCCGCAAAATACATGAAGATGTTTGGGCAGATAGATTGATAAAAGATATAGAAATAGATTCTTCTTTGCTGGCTATCGTAGACGATGTTAGGTTTGAAAACGAAGTAGAAGCTATTCAGGCAGCAGGAGGAAAAGTAGTTAGACTAACCAGAAGTTGGGATTCAGACGATCATAGCAGTGAAACTAATCTTGATTCATATGATAATTTTGATGGAACCATAGACAATAAAAACCTAAGCACAAACGAAACAAATCAAGAAATTGTAAGACTTCTTGAGGAGTGGGACTGGCTTGGAGAAGAAGTAAAAATAAAACAGGCAGAACAGTCTAACAGTGGTATCCATAAAATAAGGGGCTAATATGATTGTAACGTATATCCGTAGCTCTAGTTATGGTAATTATGATTATTGTGAAATGCAATACTTTATGACTTACGTTCTGGGACACAGGTCGCCATCTGGAAAAAAGGCGCAACTTGGAACAATGGTTCACAAAGTTATGGAAGTTCTCGCATCTTGCAAAAAATATCTTCAAGATCATCCAGACGAAAAGACGATGACAGTCGTAGATGACGCTCTTGGTGAAGTAGAGTTTACTAAACGAAAATTATTTACCAAGAAATTTGTAGACGATTTACTTAAAAGAAGTTATGAGTATTATCAAGAAGGTTGCACACATAAGTATTTCCCAGCAGATTTCAAATTCTGTAAAACACAGATAGATGCCGCGCTAGAGTTTAACGACGGGCAATTTGATCCTAGACAAAGAAATATTGTAGCAACAGAGCCAACTTTTGATATACCTATTGAAGAAGACTGGGCGAAGTTTAGTTATTATATTAATGAGAAAAAGGTAGATGGACAACTAGCGATTAAGGGTACTGTTGACCTTATCACCCAAATTGATGATGGTATCATCGAAGTAGTAGACTGGAAAACAGGACAGAGAAAGAACTGGGCAACGGGAGAGCAGAAAACATACGAAAAACTACTTGACGATCCACAGTTGTTGTTGTATAACTACGCTATATCTAAATTATACCCAGATTACGATCAGGCAATCATGAGTATATTTTTTACCAGAGACGGTGGTCCATTTAGTATGTGTTTTGATAAGTCTGATCAAGAAAGATTTCTTGATATGTTAAAGAAAAGATTTGAAGAAATTAAAAGAAATCATAAACCCAAGCCTGTTGATCCTCGCAGAAGAGACTTTAGGTGCCAGAAACTTTGTCATTTCTGTAAAAACAACTGGCCGGGGACAACTAAAAACATGTGCGAATATGTTGAACAACAGTTACATACAATAGGGTACGATCAAACCGTTAAAGATTGTACAAAAGAAGGTTTTGACATTGGATACTACGAAGCACCGGGATAAAAACCTTTATTTGTACATTTTTGTGTATATAACATATCCTCAAAATAAGGAGATATGTTATGAAACAAGAAGAAAAATTAATTGGTCAAAAGTTCAATATGGGAACTGTTATCAGTTTCGTAGGTAGAGAAAAAAGAAAAAACAGGGCGGGTTTAGTGTGGTTGGTAAAGTGCGAATGTGGAAACACCTATGAGGCAACCACTACAGACCTTACCTGTTGTAGAAAAAAGAGTTGTGGTTGTCTTAATATGAGACACTCACCAAGAGTATGCGATGCAGGAAAAAGATACGGTAGCCTTGTAGTGGTTGATATCGACGGAGAAAAAAACCCTAGCGGAAAACTTTATAGAAAATGTCTTTGCGACTGCGGAAAAGAAAAATATGTGACCCTGGGGAATCTAACCAGCGGAAATGTTTCTAGTTGCGGTTGTCTCAAAATGAGACAGGGGAAAGATCACCCGTTGTGGCAAGGGTATGAAGGAATTTCTAAAAGATATTGGTCAAGAACAAAAAGAAATGCCGCAGTCAGAAATATTGAATTTTCTCTAACTATAGAAGAAATGTGGGAACAATGGTTAACTCAAGAGGGTAAATGTAAATTGACAGGAAAAAAATTGTTATTACACACCTCTAAAGGTAATAATACAACGGCGTCACTTGATAGGATTGATTCGTCTAAAGGTTATATTAAAGATAATATTCAATGGATACATAAGGACATTCAAAAAATGAAAACAGATTTTGATAATGAATACTTTATTGGCATATGTTGCGAGGTGAGTAAGTGGCACAATTGATAGATATTAAAAAAGATTTTGACTTAGGAAATAACTTCTTGCTTGAAACTGCCACAAAACTGGCAGGATTATTGAATGACGAATACAGAGTCATAATCAAATATGATAGTCAAGATTACAATTTTCCAAGCGATAACAAGAAGAACATATTATTTTCTACGTCTAGAGAAACGCATGATTTTCCTAGATATTGTGAAAATGAAAATGTTTATATGATTTTTCATAATTACTCAGTTTTAGATAATTGGGGATACCCATTAAAAAACAATAAAGTTGTACCGCTACCGCTTGGCCCTTTTATAAATAATTTACAGGAAAAGGTTGAAGAAATTAAGCCCTTTTACCAGCGTGAATATGATTTTTGTTTCGTGGGGCAGATGCCTCACACGGGGACAAGAGACAAGTTTAAAAGATGTCTTGATAGACTATTAGAAGAAACGGGCGATAAGTTTAAATCTTATGTAAAGTATACTGAAAACTTTGGAACCGGACTAGATCACGAAGAATACATTGAGCTACTAAACAACTCTAAAATTTGTTTGTGTCCACAGGGGGCATTTAGCGAAGAAAATTTTAGATTTTTTGAGTCTGTCTCGCTAGGGGCTATCCCCATGATTGAAAGACTGCCTAAGTTTTGGTATTACGAAAAAGCGCCGATATGTTTTGCTAGATGGGAGTTTTTAGATAAGTATTTGTCTAAATCACTAAATTTTCTAAATTCTCAAGAAGCGAATATTGTTTTTGATCAGGTCGCGCTATATAATAATACAGTATTGAATCCAGACTGGCTGGCCGAATACTTTAAACACAAAATTGAAACAAAAAGTTGAGCATGTTCTTACCTATAAATTGTAAAACTCATTTTAGTTTGCTGAAGGGCTATTCTAAAACCGATAAACTTGCAGAGAAGTGCGCAGAATATGGATACACTGCCTGCGTGCTATCAGATATTAACACGCTTTCTGGCGCTGTTGATTTTCATCAGTCGTGCAAAAAGCATGGAATCAAGCCAGTAATAGGCTATGATACTGGCGATTTTATGTTGATAGCAAAAAACAAACAAGGATGGCTAGATTTAATTAAATATTCTTCTGGCGACAAAACTATTGATGATCTAAAAGCAGTTTCAGTCAATGCTAATGTTATTTTTATTTGCGCAAAAGAAAACGCCGCATATAAAAAGCTATGGCATAAGAATTACTACTGCTACAACTATAACAAAGATGCAGTGTATTATGTAACTAAAGACGAAGCAGAATTACACAGGATTATCTTGTGTTCTGGCATGAAAACGAATGTGCCAAAAGTAACAGCTAAACTGCAAAAAGGAGAAGATTTTGACAACAAAGACTTCTTTATAAAAGATAGCTTTCATTTAAAAAAACCAAAAGAAGTTCCCGCCAAGCACAAGCCGCTCTATGAGGCGGTCATGTCTTGCGAAGAATATGAAATCACTGGCAAGCCAATGCTTCCAGAGTTTGATGTTCCAGAAGGTTTTGACAACAATGAATATCTTAAAGAGTTGTGTCGTCATGGATGGAAAAGCAAGCTGGGCAGAACTGGAAAAGTTAGCACGCCAGATAAGAAGCAGGAATACCTAGAAAGGGTTAAGCTTGAGCTTGAAGTTATATTCAAAGCTGAACTTAGCGGTTATTTCTTGATTGTTCAAGATATCATTAACTATGTTAAAAACCAAGGATGGTTAGCTGGACCGGGAAGAGGCTCTGCTGCTGGGTGTCTTGTTTCATACCTCCTGGGAATTACAGAAGTTGACCCTATAGAATTTGATTTATTGTTTGAAAGATTTTACAATGAAGGAAGAAACACAGAGGATCATGTTTCTTTGCCGGATGTTGACATGGATGTTCCAGCAGAGCATCGAGATGAAACCATTGATTATATCAAAGAGAAATATGATATAGAAAAAGTTTCTCAAATGGTCACGTTTGGAAAGCTTCAAGGGCGAGCAGCAATTAAAGAAGTATTAAGAATCAATGATGCTGTGTCTTTTTCGGAAATGAACGCTATAACTGATAGTATTCCAGACGAAGCTAAGATTTCTGACCAGCTAGAGCTAATGGAAGATAAATCTATCATTAGATGGGCGCTTGAGAATGAATCCGAGGCTTTAAGAAACTGGTGTTATTATGATGAAGAAGGAAAGCTTGATGGTCCCCTTTCTCGTTATTTTGAACAAGCAATAAAGATTGAAGGAACAAACAAATCGCAAGGCAAACATGCTGCTGGTGTAATTATTTCAAAACATCCACTAGCAGAAGTTTGTCCTATGATTAAAGATAAAGAAGGAAAAATGATTGCAGCGCTTGAAATGAATGACCTAGAAGCTATGGGCCACGTTAAATTTGATGTGTTGGGAATTGATCTGTTGAGTAAAATTATGGAAATCAAGGAGTAAAAATGAAAGCAACAAAAGAAGATTATAAATCTGTTATCTTTTCTGGTTGCAGTATTGATCGTAAGGGTGTTTCGCTTTGCAATTTAGCAAATCATCATCCTAGATTGGCTCAATCTAATGAGTATCAAGTATGGTCACATAAAGATAAAGAGTTTAAACTATATAAAAATATAGACGAAGCGGTTGAAAAATTTATTGAACTAATTAACAGGAGATAAACCTTTCTCAAGATATTTTTGTGTATATTACCTTGAAACAGACTATAACCCCTCAAGGAGAATATCATGAAAGACGAAAAGGGTCGATTCCTACCTAGCAAAAAGTATGCTCAAGATTTAGACCATAAACAAATTATTGATATGTATCTAAATGGTAAAAGTTGTAAGCACATAGCAGAACAGGTAAATAGTTACCCCAAAAAAATACAGAAAGTGTTAAAAAGTAACAACATCCCATTTAGAAAAAAGCGGTGCTATCTTAGCGGTCCAGAAAACCCAAGATATACTGGATATGAAGAAATACAGGGGTCTTATTGGGCGACAGTGAAAAATGCAGCAAAAAGAAGGGATTTACCATTTGAAATTACACCGGGGTATGCGTGGAACCTGTTCTTAAAACAGGATAGAAAATGTAAATATAGCGGGATGGAATTATTCTTTTCGCGAAATAACTTAGAACATGCAATGGGGGTATATACCGCATCTTTAGACAGGATTGATTCTTCTAAAGGTTATATCGAAGAAAATGTACATTGGGTACATAAAAGAATTAATGTAATGAAGGGTAATATGTCTGAACAAGAATTTTTGAATTTTTGTGAGGCTGTTACATTCAAGAATAAGGGACTAGAAATTTTTCAAACATATCATTCAGAAAGGTTATAAAAGTGGCTAATTATCGAGATTATATCATCCTAGACTTTGAAACTGGCGGGGCAAATCCATACACCTGTCAACCTACACAGATTGCTGCCGTGGCAATCCATGCCAGAAAACTTGAACTTCAACCCGGAGGAGTGTTCAATAGCGAGATTCGCCCAATTATCGACGACGATAAAGCAATCAAGGCCGGTGTCGCGCCTCTTGAAGACGAGGCATTAAGAGTTACCAGAAAAAACAGAGACGATCTAGCAAAAGCTCCACTGCCAAAGACCGTATGGAAAAAGTTTGCACAATTCTGTGACAAATATAATTTTAAAAAGACCAGTTATTATGCCCCTATTGCGGCTGGTTACAATATTAATGGTTTTGATATGCCGATTGTGGAGCGCATGTGTCAACAATATGGACCTACTCATGCAAAGAATGGCAGACAGGGACTCTTTAATCCAATCTTCACTATTGATGTCATGCAGCATATCTATTGCTGGTTTGAAAATAACACAGAAGTAAAAGGCTACGGTATGGATTACATGCGTGATTACTTTGGTATGAGTCAGGCGAGCAAAGATAATGCTCACGACGCTCTGCAAGACGTTAAAGATACCGCAAACATTATGATTAAATTCATGAAACTACAAAGAACATTGCTACATAAAGTTAGATTTGAGAAGACATTTGCCAACGGGGATATTTATGTCTAACTTTGATATTAATAATTTTGAAGATGAAGAAGTTTGGGATTTAATTTGCGAAGGACGCACAAAGGGCGTTTTTCAACTTGAGTCAAACCTTGGCAAGCATTGGGCAAAACAGGTTAGTCCTAGAAATATTAGTGAATTAGCCGCCCTTGTATCCTTGATTCGTCCAGGCTGTTTGAAGGCTTATACTGACGGCAAGTCTATGACCCAACACTATGCAGACAGAAAAAAGGGCTTAGAGCCTGTGGACTATCCTCACGAATCGCTTGAGCCAATCCTGAAAGAAACTTATGGTGTTCTTGTTTATCAAGAGCAAAGCATGAAGATTGCCCAACAATTAGCTGGGTTTGATCTTAAAGAAGCGGATTCTTTACGTAAAGCGATTGGTAAGAAAAAGGCCGGTCTGATGGAAGAAGTTAAAAAGTCATTTATGGAGGGGGCAGAGGAGCAAGAAATCGTCACTAAAGAAGTGGCAGAAGAAATCTTCTCATGGATTGAAAAATCTAACCGTTATGCCTTCAACAAAAGTCATGCTGTTTCGTATGCTATTGATGCATATTGGAGCGCGTACTGCAAGTGTCATAGACTAGAAAGATTTTATATCAGTTACATGAACCGCTCTAACAGAAAGCCAAAGCCAGAAATAGAGCTAAAACAACTGATTATGGATGCGAAAATGGTTGATATAGAAACATATCCTCCTAGACTTAACCATATGTATACAGATTTTGTACACAAAGATGGTAGAATCTTTTTTGGCCTTAGGCATGTTAAAAATGTTGGCACAAAAGAATGCGATAAAATAGAAGAAATAAAATCCAAAGAAGATATTTCAGAGTTTTCTTGGATGGACTGTTTGATTAAGATTATTCATAAGGGTAAAATCAACAAAAGGGCCGCAATAGCCTTAATGTCCATTGGCGCATTCAACGGAAAGAATAATCGAGAAACTAGGCAGAAAATGCTTTATGACTATGATAGCTGGACCTCGCTTTCTGCAAGAGAAAAAGATGCTATTGCTGATAATTATGAAGGAGGATTGAGTTTAAGTCAATGTGTAGCCCTTTTACCAGAATGGGTAAAAATTAACTCAAGAAGAATCGGAACGGTTCAAGACATACAACAATCTCTAAGCTCGCCCTTTTACAGTCTTGATGACGATCCTTCGTTTATAGCGGACCTAGAAATCAAGCTTCTTGGGTGCGCCTTGACTTGCAGTAAAGCAGATTCTGTAAATATTTCTACAAATATGTGTCGAGAAGTGTCTCAGGGTACTATAAAAGGTAAGGTAAATCTTTCTGTTATGATAAATTCTTTAAGGGTTTACAAAACAAAGAATGGTAAAAATCCGGGGCAGGAAATGGCGTTTCTTTGTGTGGAAGACGCGAGCGGCGAACTAGACTCAGCAACCATTTTTCCAGAAGCGTACAAAGATTATAAAGATTTGATTATAGAAAGAAATACCGTTCTTCTCATGGGCGAAATATCAAAGAAAGATAAAAGCTCCATTATAGTAAATAAAGTTGTTCAAATTTGAAAGGTTAATATGAATAATTGCGTTTTTTTAGGAAAATTGTATGGCGATGTTCATTGCCAGCAGCATAACAAGACCACATCTGCCGATTTTCAACTAGAGGTAGAAAGCTTTCGTAAAAATAAAAACGGCGTTAAAAGTAGAAGCGTCACCGTGTTCGACTTTCAGGCGTGGGACACTGCCGCCCTCACTATCGAACAAAGGTTAAAAAAAGATGATTTAATTTTAGTAGAATGCTCCGCTCGAAAAGATCAAAACTCTACTTATTTTAGAGTAAATAGCTTTAGGATTTTTAACAAGGAAAGATTCTCTAACAAGTTGGAAGATTGATGAGAAAGAAAAAAATACTTTTTGTGTCTGAGGCTTCTTGGCTCAACACGGGATACTCTGTCTATACAAAAGAAGTTCTATCTAGACTAAATGAAATTGACGATTTCGAGGTGGCAGAACTTTCTTGCTATGTTGACCACAACGATCCAAACATCGCCAAGACCCCTTGGAAAGTATATCCCAATAAACCAAAACCAGAAGATCCCGCTTTTGCAGCATATAAAGGAAGTCCAGTGGCCCAGTTTGGCGACATATCTTTCAATCATGTCTTGCTTGACTTCAAGCCGGATATTGTGATGGATATTCGTGATTGGTGGATGATGGAGTTTGAACAAAGATCTCCTTTTAGAGATTTCTTTCACTGGGCAATTATGCCCACGGTAGACGCTAGTCCACAAAATACACAATGGATTAATACATATAATTCTGCTGATTCAGTCTTTGCTTATTCTGAGTTTGGTAGAGATACCATGCTAGAGCAATGTGATACAATTAATTTTATTGATGTTGCCTCTCCTGCTGCTAGTGATGTATTTGCTCCTGCTGCTGATAAAAAACAACACAAGGCGAGCATGGGCATAAATCCAGAAAGTATCATACTGGGCACAGTAATGAGAAATCAAAAAAGAAAACTTTATCCAGATCTGCTTGCATCTTTCAGAAAAATATTAGATAGAACTGATAATCCTAACATATTTTTGTATCTGCATACTTATTATCCAGATGTTGGCTGGGAAATTCCTCAATTAATTCAACAAAACAATTTATCTAGTAGGGTTCTGATGACCTACAGATGTAAAAATTGTAAAAAACTAACTATTGATTTTTTTAAGAACTCTGTACAGGTTTGCAACAGTTGTCGAGGCTTTTCTAATCAGCTTGTTGGAATCAGTAATCCTATAGATTCAAGCGATTTATCTAAGATTTATAATTGTTTTGATATTTATATCCAGTATGCAAACAGCGAAGGTTTTGGTATGCCGCAACTAGAAGCTGCTCACTGCGGTCTTCCTGTTGTGTCAACATATTATTCTGCTATGCAATCTGTGATTGACAATATTGGAGGATATGGCATACGCCCTCTTTCATTCTATAACGAATGTGAAACTGGCTGCAACAGGGCTGTTCCAGACAATGAAGTGTTCATATCTTTAATTCTTGGAATGTTAAAAACAAAT